CAAGCGGATCAAAGAGAAGCTAGAGAGGTTGGCAAAAATCGTGGATGTGACGGATGTTACCGACGTGACAGACATCGTAGGGGCTGACGCGGCGGAAAAAGATGGGGAGGACGCAGATGAATCTGACCCCGCATGAGATAACGGCGCTTCAACGGGTACTCCCCACGCTAAACCCGCAGGAGAAAGCCGAATTATTGGCGGATTTGGAAGAACGGGCGGCGCGTGCGGCTAAGAAAGCCGCTCAAACAAACATGTTGGGCTTTGCCACCGAGGTATATCCGGGTTTTAAGGTCGGAGCGCACCACAAAAAGCTCGCCAAGATATTCGAGGATGTCATTGAAGGGCGCAAAAAGAGGGTAATTATCAATATTGCACCGCGTATGGGTAAGTCGGAGTTCTCTTCCTACCTGTTTCCGGCGTTTTTCCTTGGTAAGTATCCTGAGAAGAAGATCATTATGGGCACGCACACAGCGGGCCTGTCTGAAGATTTCGGTCGTAGAGTAAGGAACCTGATTGAAAGTGAAGAGTACCAAACAATATTTCCCAACACTCAAGTCGCCGACGACCAGAAAGCGGCGGGAAAATGGTCTACCAGCGCGGGAGGACAATATTACGCAGCAGGTGTTGGTGGAGCACTGGCCGGTCGTGGTGCAGACCTTTTTGTCATCGATGACCCGCACTCAGAACAAGACATGAAGGCGAACAGCCGCTTGGCGTTCGACAATGCGTGGTCTTGGTTCCAGACAGGTCCACTGCAGCGTCTGATGCCGGGCGGTGCGATTATCGTGATCATGACGCGCTGGAGCCTGATCGACCTGACAGGCAAGCTGATTGACTTTTCAATAAAAAACCCCGATGCTGATCAGTGGGAGATCGTGGAGCTGCCTGCCATTCTCCCATCGGGTAAGTCGCTGTGGCCTGAACAATGGCCGGTAGAGCAGTTAGAGGCTAAACGCGCCGCACTCGACCCGCGTTTTTGGAACGCGCAGTACATGCAGCAACCTACGGCGGATGGCTCCGCAGTTATTCCGCGAACGGCGTGGAAGATATGGGAGCACGAGCGACCGCCGCAGTGTGAATTCATCATACAGTCGTGGGATACCGCGCACGAAACGAAAACGACCTCTGACTACAGCGCCTGCACAACGTGGGGTGTCTGGTACAACGACGAGGACGGCAGCAGTCCACACCTGATATTGCTCGATGCGTTCAAGGACAGGATGGCGTTTCCTGAACTAAAAGAGACCGCACACAAGCACTATAAAGAGTGGGACCCAGATGCGTTCATTGTTGAAAAGAAGGCGGCAGGTTCGCCGCTGATTCAAGAACTGCGCAGGATGGGTATACCGGTGCAGGAGTTCACACCGTCACGGGGTAACGACAAGATCGCCCGTATGAACGCGGTGTCTGATCTGTTTGCCTCGGGTAAGGTGTGGGCACCCGACACACGTTGGGCGCGAGAAGTCATTGAAGAAGTAGCGGCGTTCCCGGTCGGCGAGCACGATGACTACGTCGATACCACCACACAGGCGCTCCTGCGATACCGGCAGGGCGGATTCATTCCATTACCAACTGATGCAGAAGACGAGCCTACGCTATTTCGCCGCAGGCAGTTTGCTTATTATTAAGGAGTCGTTATGGCAATCGACAAGGCGTTGTATCAAGCTCCACAGGGCTTGCCCACTGGAGAAGACGATGACGAGGGCATCGAGATTGAGATCGTTGATCCAGAGGCCGTGCACATCGAAGGTCCGGGCTTTGAGATCGACATCGAGAAAGGCGAAGATGTTGAAGACTTCAACGCTAACTTGGTTGAAGAGTTGCCAAGCGACGTGTTGGAGACGCTGGCAAGTGATCTACAGGACGACATCAACAATGACCTAGCGGCACGCAAGGACTGGGAAGACACATACAAAGAAGGCTTGACGCTGTTGGGTCTGAAGTATGAGGAGAGGACAGAGCCGTGGAATGGAGCCTGTGGTGTATTTCATCCGATGATCACCGAAGCCGTGGTGCGATTCCAAGCAGAGACAATCACCGAGACTTTCCCTGCTTCCGGTCCTGTGAGAACCAAGATCATTGGCAAAGAGACGCCGATGAAGAAAGAAGCAGCCAATCGTGTAGAAGAGGATATGAACTACCAGTTGACTGAAGTCATGGTGGAGTTTCGTCCAGAGCACGAGCGCATGTTGTGGTCACTGCCTGCCACCGGCAGCGCGTTCAAGAAAGTCTATTACGATCCGAATATAGAGAGACAGATTTCTATGTTTGTGCCAGCAGAGGACATCATCATTCCTTATGGCACAACAGAGTTGTCGAGCTGTCAGCGTGTAACACACCGCATGCGTAAGACAGAGAACGATATCGTCAAGCTGCAGCAAGCGGGCTTCTATGCTGATATTGAGTTAAGTGAGCCGGTCAAGTTCAAGTCAGAGATTCAGGAGCGCAAGGACAAAGAGACAGGGTTCTCTGCGAGCTACGATGATCGGTATGAGTTGTATGAGTGCCACATCGACCTCGACTTGCCGGGGTTTGAAGATAAAGATGAAGACGGGCATGCGACAGGTATAGCACTGCCATACGTAGTAACGATGCTACGTGGCACAAACGACATTCTGGCGATTCGTCGTAACTGGAAAGAAGACGATCAACTAAAACTCAAACGCCAGCACTTCGTGCACTACCAATACATCCCCGGCTTCGGTGCGTATGGCTTTGGTTTGTTCCATCTGATTGGTGGCTACGCACGTAGTGCTACCAGTTTGATGAGGCAGTTGGTTGATGCGGGTACGCTGTCTAACCTGCCGGGTGGTCTGAAGAGCCGTGGCCTGCGTATTAAAGGTGATGACACACCAATTGCGCCGGGTGAATGGCGTGACGTTGATCTTGGTTCAGGAGGTATTCGTGACAACATATTGCCGCTACCTTATAAAGAGCCATCAGCAACTCTCTATCAACTCCTCGGGACAATTGTTGAAGAGGGTCGCCGGTTCGCGGCGACAGCCGACATCCAAGTGTCCGATATGTCAGCTAATGCTCCGGTTGGAACGACGCTTGCGATTCTCGAACGAACACTCAAAGTAATGAGCGCCGTGCAGGCGCGTGTGCATTTCTCGTTTAAACAGGAACTCAAACTGTTAGCAGGAATCATCCGCGACTACACAGACGACGACTACGAATACGAGCCTGACACAAACCCAGCAGCACCGAAGGCGAAAAAGTCTGACTACTCCCATGTAGACATCATTCCGGTGTCTGACCCTAACGCAGCGACAATGTCGCAGCGCGTCGTACAGTATCAAGCAGCCCTTCAGTTGGCGCAGCAAGCGCCGCAGTTATATGACCAGCCTGCACTGCACCGACAGATGTTGGAGGTGTTGGGTATCAAGAACGCAGCCAAGTTGGTGCCGACTGACGACGACCGCACGCCACAAGACCCTGTGTCTGAAAACATGAACGTGATTAACTTGAAGCCGGTCAAGGCGTTCTTGTATCAGGATCACGAAGCGCACATCCGCGTGCATATGGCGGCTATACAGGACCCGTTGATTCAGCAGCTTGCAGGACAGAACCCACAGGCTCCGATGATTCAACAGGCGATGCAGGCGCACATCATGGAGCACATCGCGTTTGCATACCGCCAGAAGATCGAGCAAGCGTTGGGTGCTGATCTGCCGAAACCCGACGAGAAGATGGCACCAGCCGTTGAGATTCAACTCTCCCGTCTCGTCGCACAAGCAGCACCAATCGTGTTGCAGAACAGCCAGACACAAGTGGCACAACAGCAGGCGCAAGCCGCTGCACAACAGGCAGCACAAGACCCAGTTATCCAGATGCAGCAGCAGGAGCTGGCGTTGAAGAAAGAGAAGCAAGACATGGATGCGCGTATCGCAGAAGAAAGACTGCAGCTAGACAAGGAACGGCTGCAAGCAGACATGTTGTTAAAAGGCGTACAGACAGCGGCAAAAGCATCGCAGGACTATGAGCGGATGCTTGTTGATAACGAGCGTGAAGGTGTTCGCATCGGTGCGGACATTGCTGATAAACGGGCTAATCGTGCCCGCAATAATAGGGAGAGTGAATGAAAGATATGAACCCACGTAGTTTCGTGGAGACCCTGCGGGACATGATCCGCAGGGACATGAATAACTACGCTGATGATCTCGCAGGCGGTGCCTGTGCCGACTTTTCGCAGTACCAAAAGCTCTGTGGGGTAATTCAAGGTCTAGCCCTTGCAGAGCGCCATTTACTCGACCTTGCTGACAAAGTGGAGAAATCCGATGAGTGAATTGATACTCCCGCGTTATTTGAAAGACTTAATTAACACGGAGCAACAACTAGAAGAGGAAGCCGTTGATTCTGCAGGCGACGACTTAAAGGCAAAACAGCTACCGAAGCCTTCAGGTTTCAAGGTGCTGTGCGCTGTACCGCCTGCCGCAGATACATTTGACGATTCAATGCTTGTTAAAGCCTCTGTATCACAGCGTATTGAAGAGCAAACAACGACAGTATTGTTTGTTGTT